GTTCTAGTTTTTCTTGTTGTAAATCTTTAGCCCAAATAAAACAATTATCATATTTATAACTTGGAATAGTATTATTTAATATATATTCTTTTTCATATATATTTTCAATAAATGCAAAATCATTTTTTAATTGTATAAAAACAAAAAAATCTGCATTTGAGTGATCATCTAATTTATCTATTTGACAATTAAAAGTATATGTTTTTTCTTTAGTCGCTTTTACTTGATATGTAAAACCTTTCCAATCAGCATAATCAATTTGTTGATAATCTCTATCTTTTAACTGTTCAAAAAGTAATTCATCTTCATAATTTTTTTTATACCATAATTCAAATATTTGTTGTCCAATATCACCAGTTGATTTATTTATTAAATTATTAGGTATTTTAATTTTTGCTTTGTATGTTCTCATAGTTTAGTTTTTAGTTGTTATTTATTTTTTATAAAAGAACCATTTTTCATAATTCCCTTTCTTTTATTTATTACATGATATGCTGAGTTTATACATTCTTCAATAGTACAATTATTAAAATAAGCTATACTTGTTAATACAACCACGCAGTCTCCAATAGCATCAATAATTTCTTCATTATCATTATTAATAATAGCTTTAGCTAATTCGCCTGCTTCTTCTTGTAACTTTACGTATTGAGTTTTTATATCTCCTTTTTTATATATTTCTTTATCATTAGCCCATTGTCTAATTGTTTCAAATTCATTATTTAATTTCATAATACTAATTTTGCTTTTATGTATTTACAATGTTTATAATTTTCAAGTGTGTATTTTTTATAGTTACCAATTAAATTTGGTAAAACATAATTTTTATTGTTATAATATTCTTTAACATTTAATTTATGACATTCATAAATATGAGCATCTGCTATATTAATACCTAAAATATTAGCTTGTAAATTACATTCATTTGCTATCGTATGTAAAAATAAAGCTGCAAAAATTATATCATAAGGTAGTCCTAAAAACAAATCAGAGCTTCTAAAATTTATACTCATATTTAACTTGTTATTAATACGTACAAAATTTAATTGAGTATAGCAGCACGGTAAAGCTTGCTCATTTAATTCTGTAGGATTCCATAAACTGATTATAGCTCTTCTTGAATTATTATTTATTTCATTAATAATATATTTAACTTGGTCAAAAGATCCATTATAATTTCTTAATTGATACCCATATATTTTACCTAATTTATTATTTTTAGCAAACTCATTCCACCAATTAATATTATTATCATTTAAATATTTTAAATCAGTACGGCCCTCATAAATCCATTTAAATTCAGCAAGAGCTTTATCAAAAAATATTTTTTTACCTGTTATAATTGGAAAGCCACTATTTAAATTTATATTAAAAGATTGGTTAAATAATTTATATGATTTTTCTTTTGTTCTATTATTAGTTAAATCACCATTAATTAAACAACGCATTAATAATTGCTTATATTTTAATTCAAATAAATTATTATTTTCCATTTTTATAATTATTTAAAGAACCTAAATAAGCAACCGCATCTAATAAATTATCTTCTTTATATTTATTTGACGCTCTTGCTAATTTTAATGCAATCAATACATTATATGCATCTTCTGTTGTTATCTCTTTAGAACTCATTTCTGTAGCAATACGAGCTGTTTTACTCATGCATTCTATAAAATTACCGTATTGTCTTTCTTTTTCTTCAGACCTTTCATTTACAATCTGATTTGCTTTTTTTAATATATTCATAGTAGTAGTTGTTTTTATTATATAATTTGTAAAATAATTTTTCAACTTGGCTTAATGAATCCCAAGTATATATTTGATTAAAAGTAATTGAATCACCTTTCGGCAACTCAACTACTTCTTTTTTTGGTTGTTTAAAATCTATATACTTAAAACCTTTTTTTGTTGGTTTATATGCACAAGCAATTGTTGTTGGGTGAAAGCCCCATTGCTCAGCAAGTTCTGGTATTGTATAACCTTCAATTATTAATTCTTCTATAAGATTTGAAAGCGATTTTAAACCCTTCATCATTTAATAGTTTTATAGTTTGTTTATACTTAAAAGGGTAAATCACCTTCTTCTTCAACTGCAATTTCTTCTTTTTGTTTACTGTTATCAGCTTTGAATACTTTCCAAGCATCTAAAGAAGTAAAGTATTTACCTTTCCATTCATTAGTTTTTACATTAAAGTCAACATCAACTACATCACCTTTAGAGTTGTATTGTAAAAAGTTATTTACTTTTTCATCTCCGAATATATCAAAGCAATATAGGTTATTGTATTCATCATCTGTTTTAACTACAAAAGATGTTTTTTTCCATTCTTTTCCAGCTTTACTTGTTCCTGTTTGAGTATCAAGTATGTTTTCTATTTTTCCTGTTATTTTCATTTTTATTTGTTTTTTGTTTGTTTATTATAATATCCGTTATTTAATCTTTCATCAACAAGGCTTTGATACGCTTCATCAATTAAATCAAAAAAATCTCTTGTTTCTTCTTCTTCATTCATAGTTTATATATTTATTGGTTAATCTTCGTTGTATGCTAATTCTTCTATTTCTTCAGAATATCCTTTAGGTTTACCATCCCAAGCTTTGTATTTAGTCACTAAATCAATGTAATCTAAGTACCCAGCTTCAATCATATTATCACCTAATTTAAATACTTTAATGTTATATGGTATTGTTTTTTCAACTGCAATAATATAGTATTTAGTATTTGGTGGATAGTTTTCAAGATACATTGCACCTTGCATTTTATAATCATTATAGTACATTTCACGCTTTAATTTTAAAGCATCTGTACAAGTTTTTATATCAGCTATCCAACCATCACCCACCATATCTACAAACCCTCTAAAATTAACTCCTTGCTCTGTCCATTCAACTCTTTGTTCTCGCTTTTTACATTTGCTTATTAAGTCCATAAACAGTTTATCATTAGCAACTGCATTAGTTATTTCTAAAGCATTATCTAATTCACTTTGCTTTATTATAGTTTTATTTTTATTTAGTTCTGAAAATTCAATCCAATCTTTACCCCTTCTTGTTTTACCTTGATATACTACGTATTCAAAATCAAAGGTTTCTGGTTCTAATATTATCTTATGAATTAAAGAACCAAACAGCATTGCATCCGTTCTTGTTTGTTTGCCTTGCCAATATGCAAGTAAATGGTTTGGTGAACGTTTAAATTGCGTTAATGCTGAATAGCTTAGATGATCTTTTTTCATAGTTTAGTTTTTATGTTGTTTAGAAATTTGTTCTAATAAAGTTTTATATGCTATTTTCTTTTCGCTTGATGTTTTACATTCATCTTCTATTAAGATTATGCGTTGGTCAATTGTTGATAGCAATATATTTAAATAGTATTGTTCGCTTGTATTATCCATTTTTAGCTTGTTTAAAGGCATCAGCTTCAACATCTGAATAGATACCATATTCATACGCATTTATAAGTTTTAAAACGCATCTATCAATACCACGCTTTTCGGCCATTGCTCCATAATAAGTAGATGTACAATTTTTAGTAGATGCTTCACCAATGCTAATTATACTTCTATCACCTTTTTTCATAGTGATTAAAAACCTTGCAAAATCTACTTCAGTGTTTAATATCTCAAAGTTTATTAATTGAATGTTTTCAATGATGGCAATTTTTTCAATGGCATCGTGTGTTATGATCCACATACTTTTTTGGCCTCTTTTTAATTCCCAGAAATCATCTTTTCCAAGATTGTATTTTTTAGCTAATTCTTTTATTCTCATAGTTTCTGATTTTTATTATTGATTTTTTTATAGTTTTCATTCTTTTGGCAAAATAATTATAATCATTTATTTTTAGTTTATTATCTATGTCATTAAATAATTCTAAATATTGATTAAATCTTTCTTTGTGAGTTGTTATATCTTTTTTGCTTGGCATCCAAGAATCAGAACATAATAATCTTTTATTGTAGTTTATTCTAAGTACTAAAAATTTAAGTTCTTCATTTAGTTCTGATGTTCTATTAAACCTTTCCCATTCTTCAAGATATGTCATATAATGATTTATACTCATAGCATTTCTTTTATCTTGTTAATGATCTTGTGAACCTCCATAAATTCACCTGTTTCAGCTATTAAATGATAATTTGTATCAAAGCTTTGAAATTGAATTATAGTTGGTTGGCCTTCTTTTTGTTCAATACTTACTTCAACATCTGTATGCTCATCTTGTAGTTGAAATACTCTTTTAGTTGGTGTTACGTTCATAGTTTTAGTTTTTATTGTTAATGTAATCTTCCATAAATTCTACGATTAGTTTAGAATAGCTTGTTCCGTTTTGTTGTGCTT